CAGTCCGACCCGACGTATTTGGCCGATCAAATTCAGGCTTGCCTGGAAGAAGGTGCGAAAGGAGAAGGGAAGAATACGCAGGACAAGAACACGCCGTTTGATCTCTGGATTCGCACCGGCGTTGTATGTATAGGGGAGGACAAGCAATTCCTCACCGTCGTGCTGTGCAATGATCGAATCATCAAAATCGCCGAGCCGATGTTGGATAAGGAGACCTTTCCCTATCGGCTGCTTATCTGGGAGCGCCGGGAGGATTCGTGGGCCGGCGTCGGGATTCCTGAACTCATGGAAACCCCGCAGCGCGGCCTTAACGCCGCTGTTCGGGCGCTCATGGATAACATGGGGTATGCCGTCGGCCCGCAGATCCTTTTCCGTAAAGGGAAAATTCAGCCTAAAGAAGGCGACGACTGGAAGCTACGGGCGTATAAGTTCTGGGAGATGTTGGAGGATTCCCTATCCATCTCCCCGGACTCCAACAACAAGCCGTTTGAGTTGGTTGAGTTCCCCTCTTACCTTGATTCAATTCTGCCTATTATCCAATATTGGCTGAAAATGGCGGAGGATACCACCGGCTTGCCTTTGCTCCTCCAAGGCCAAACCAAGCAAGAAGCTGTCGGCGTCAACCAGCAGCTTATGAACAACTCCACCACCAACCTCCGGCTCATTATCAAACGATGGGATGATATAACCTGTCGGCCGATGATTCAGGATTTCTACGATTGGTGTCAGCTTTACGGGCCGAAGGAGACGCACGGCGACGCGACGGTTGAGGCCATCGGCTCCTCCACGATGCTTGTGAAAGAACTTCAGATGCAAGCCTTGCTCCAAATCGGCGATCGCATCTTACAGCCGGTTTACGGCAAGTCCCCCTCCAAATGGATGGATGCGTTCCTCGAAGGCTTCCAAATTGACCCGGCTTCTTTGGAGCTGTCTGACGAAGAACGGCAACAGCTTGAAGCCGCCGCTAACCAGCCTGATCCGTCAATCATGGTTGCCCAGATCCGATCTGAAACTGACATCGCCGTAGAAAACATCCGCAAAGCGTCGGATGAGTTTAAGGCTATTCTCAAAGCCCAGGCAGATTCCCTGGCAGTCTCCCAGGCTAGGGAGAAGGTAGAGACTGAGTCGGCGACAGAGATTACAAAAGCTGCCATTCAAGCCGAGGCTAAGCCAGCCCCCCAAGGTCAGCCGTCGGCGCCGACGCTTGAGGCTGAGCCGGTGGACGTAGACGCCGCGTTGCAAACGTTGGGGTTTGTGGAGTGATGTAAACACGTTACGAATGATTCCACATGTAAACACAATGGCTCACTACAATCTTACTAGATCATTCGACATCGGCGGCGGAGACAAGGGTGTTTCGCTACGTTCCCTGGTTGACGTTGTTGAGAAACGTGCTATGCTTATAGCAAGCAAGGCGATGGCGCCAGAAACACCAGAAGCTCAGACTAACCTCCTTCGAGGCCAATATCTCGAGCTGCAGTTACTTTCTAGGGCATTAAGGGAAATAATGCCTGGGCTTGACAGCCCTAACTTTAACCAGAGCCCAATGGGAACTGAGAATGTTTAAGCTGAACCATGTGTTGAGAGATGAGGAAGGCGGCGAGCCGAATCCAGGTGGAGAGATTCTCCCAGAAGGGGAAAGTCTCCCAGAAGGGGAGTTTGAAGAATCCCCTCCGGCTGGTTGGCTACGTGACCTTACCGAGGATGATGCTTACGAGCGGCTGCAGAGTGTCAAGCAATTCCCCGATCACCTTCGGGCGCTTGAGTCACGACTCTTCGGCTCAATGGGGCCGGTCAACGACAAGCTGGGTAAGCTCGAAAAAGCCGTTACGTCTCGCGTCAACTTTGACGCCGAGAAGTTGCAAAAGGCGATTGAAGAGTACGACCCGGCGCTTGCCAAGACACTCGGCCCTGCGTTGCAGGAAGCTCTCAACGTCACGCCGATTGACGCGGATACTATCTCCCCGTTCATCGAGCCGGTTCAGAAAAACATGCAATCCTGGGTTGGTGAGCAAGTTGTGCTTGCGAATTACGACCCGGAGGATATTTCAGCAATCATCCCAGATGTCCAGAACGGACAGTGGGCGCCGGAGACCCAACGGCATAAGGATTTTATCGATTGGTACTCTGGTCAGGGTTACGAAACCCAGCAGTCTTTGCTCCAATTCGGAGCCCCCTATGTTCGGGCGTTGCGTAAGTTCGAGCGGTGGGAGAAGGATAGAAACAAGGATAGGGAAAAGACGGCAGGAGCGAAATCCTCTCGTCTGGCAGGTGGGCAACAGCCCACTTCACAGGGTCGGCGTCCGAGAGCGGCTGGGCCTCAAACGGCCGAAGAAGCATTCCTCGCCGGCTTCAAAGAGGTTTTTGAATAGGTAATCAACAATGGCTGGTCAAGTTTATACGACCGATACAGGTCGGTTGGAAAAATATCCAGGTAGAATCCTGGCCAAAGCGCAAAAGCGTGAGATGCTCACCAAGCTCGGCGCTATGGAGCCGATGCCGCAGAACAAGTCGGAGAAGATTGAGTGGCTTCGGTACCTGCCTTACGGCGGCGTCGATAATCAGTGGTTGGCGGCGGGCGGCGATACTGCCTACATTGCCGATCATCTCGTCACCGAGGGTGTGACGCCGGCGGCGGATTCGATCACCTCCACCAAGATCAACACCACGCTGCAGCAGATCGCGTGTCTGTACTCCTACACCGACAAGACTCGTTACGTCCATGAGGAAGGTAGCGAGATTCCGATGGAGATGGAGGATCAGGCTGCTCAGCGCATCGCCCTGTGCCGTGAGATGATGGTGTATGGTGAGCTGAAAAGCTGCACTAACGTGTTCTACGGCGGCACTGGTACTTCCGTCGCTACCGTCAACGGCGCGCCGACTGTCGGCATGTTGCAGAACATTTCCCGGGCCATCCTCGGCAAGCATGGAATGATGCTGAACAAGATGCTGAAATCCGGCCCGATGTATGGTATGCAGTCCGTCGCCGCCTCTTGGCCGGTTTACTGTCATACGGATATGGAAAAGACGTTCGAGAACCTCACCGGCTTCACTAAGGTGCAGGATTATGGTGGTCGGGAGCTGCTGGACCCGGATTATGAAATCGGCGCCCTGGGTCGGTTCCGTGTCATCGTCAATCCGATTCTCACCTATGCGCCGTCGGCTGGCGCCGCTGTTGGGTCTACGGGGCTGAAATCCACCGACGCTTCCAACATCGACGTGTACCCGCTGATCATCGTCGGCCAGGGTATGGGCGGTGGCGACGCCTTCGGTCAGGTGCCACTTCGTGGTTTCGAGGCCCTGAAGACGAACCATCTCAAGCCCGGCGACACCGACAAGTCCGATCCGATCGGCCAGCGCGGGTATGTCAGTGCTATGACGTGGCAGGCTCAGTCCATCCTGAATGACGCCTGGATGGCGGTGGCCTATTGTGGTACAGAAGCGAACTAAGGTTGTGAACTTGGTGTCTGATTGTGGTTAAAAGCATGACTAGGGTAGCTCCCGAAAACCGGCCCCATACCGGCTGTCATGCCTCTCTCATGGGTGCGTTCGATGGGAGTGCACAAATGCTTACGCAAGAAAAGCTGCATAAATTGTTTGACTATAATCCTGAAACTGGCGTCCTTAAATGGAAATCCAGTCGTAGGGGGCTTCCTTACGGTAAAGGATTAGAAGCAGGTGGGTTGACTGGGCGAGGGTATCGAGTAGTGTCTATTGACGGCCAACGATACCAGGCAACTCACTTGATTTGGTTGTTTGTGTATGGCAAATTTCCGTCGGAAACAGTTGACCATATTAACAGGCTTCCAGACGACAACAGGCTTTCCAATTTGCGATTAGCAAGTCAGACAGAGCAAAATTACAATCAGGCGTTACGGCGTGATAATACGTCAGGTATGGCTGGCGTTTGTTTCGAGCAAAGTCGCGCTAACCGGCACAAAGCACCTTGGGTGGCAAGATTTTGGGAAGAAGGAAAGAGGATACACCTGGGTTGTTTTTGGCAAAAGGAAGACGCAATCGCTGCTCGCAAACGTGCCGAACAACAAAGCAATAGTTCGCAATTCTTCAGAGAGGCGTTTTGATGGCAATTAGCACTAACGAAGTGAAGAAAACGCTTCGTCAGGGCATGGGCGCGGTTCAAGCCGACGCCCTTGCTGACTGGATGGAAGCGATGCAAGAGGCAGTCAATGATCTCGCGGAAAAGCTGGACGCCGACGGCGGCGTGACAGATACCGATTACGAGGCCACTGTTGACGCCCTCGTCACTGACTAAGAGGTTCTAACCAATGGCACTCGTGAGTAACGTAATCACCAACTACGACCTGCGCTATGCGATGGGTACCCGAACGGGTACTCGCACGGCGGCAGATTTCACCATCACCGTCGGCTTTCAGCCCAAGAAGGTCCGGGTTGTCAACCTGACCGACCGTATCGAGGCGGAGTACTGGCTGGATTCCAACCTGGACGCCACCTCCGGTAACGTGTACGGACTGAAAACCGTCGCCGCCGGTACGCGGACGTATGAGGACACCGGCATCGTGATCAACTCCACCGAGGGAGCATCCGGCCGATCGTTCACCGTTACGGTTGCGACGGCGACGCTGGAAACGGATAACGACGACGTTGTCTGGGAGTGCTGGGGCTAAGGTCTCAGGGCTGAACAGTGGGATGTGTTTACGTTTGGAATCATTCACGACGTAAACACATCCCCTCACCATAATACACACATCTCCCCCCTCATGCCTACACATACCGGAAAAAACGAAGAGATCGTCACCAAGGGTGCGTCCTTCGTCCAGAGCGAAGAAGCAAGTTTGGAATCGCCGATTCAGACCGATTCGGTCGGCGACGCTTATGCAGCCGAGCTTGCGTTTCTTAATGAGACGGTTGAGGTACAGGTCCTCCCGTCGTACAACCCGGAAGATACCACTCGGCTCGTGGAAATCGCCATCAACGGCAAGTCGTATTACTTCATTCGCGGAGAATGGACGAAGTGCCCGAGGTTCGTGTTGGAGAAGCTGGCGACGACAAAGAAGCAGGCGTGGAGTTTCGGGAGCCGGCGTACCCCGGACGGCGTTACTGTGCAGACCAGCGACTCCAACCATATTCTCCGGTATCCGCACCATTACAGGGATACTAACCCGAAAGGGGCGGCGTGGTACGACTCGTTGAAAGATCGCACGTTTTAATGCCGGCGGGATGCCGGGAGCCGACGGAGATGATAACGGTGGGGCTAATCCACGAGGTCATTGAAAGGACAAGGAAAAGTCGGCGCAGGGATGAAGGGGCGGAAGAGCCCACGGCAAGGAACCAGGTCTAAAAGGGCTAGGCTTTAGCTAAAAGGCTTGGGGGTTGAATGTCGCCGGGAGGTTTGGTCTGCCGGGGACCACGTTAAGGCACCAGAATGTGCAGTGGTCTTAATGACCAAGGTTAACAAAGAGGCTGGTTAGTGGCAACGTTTAAAGAGATTTGTGAGTCGGTGTTCGAGGAGGCCAATGGTCGTCCGGTAACACTGGCGACGACAAATCTCGGCAAAGACAGCTCGGGTGAGTATTACATCACTGACCCGACAGAACGTAATGTCATTCGGTGGGTGAACGAACTCAACCTTCAGCGCCAGCTTCGTTACGTTCAAGCCTCGTTCATGCACAAACGGGGTTTGTTCATTTCAGCGAAGGAAGGAATTGCTGAGTATCGTAAAGCCGCCGTTCGTGAGGTGGATCATTATTCCTTCTATGCGGTTCAATCCGGCACTACAGGCCGTCGTCCGGTTTGTATTCGGTCGTTCTCAGATTGGCAAGACGAAGAGCGGTCGGGCGAAAGTTCTCCCGGTGCTCCGCTTGATTTAATCAGAATGCCGGATGAGAAATGGCGGTTGGATGAGACACCATCTGCAGATTATAACATATACGGTTCATGGTGGATAATGCCGGCTAAGTTTGACGAGCCGGATGATGAGCCACTGTGGGATTCCACTCTCCACGACATCCTCAAATGGGAGGCATTGCAGTTGTTTGCTATGGAGTTTGTTGATGAAGCAAATCCTAGCCCACTCCTTCCTCGTATCCAACAAATGCTTCCGACGCTCGAAAGAGAGTTTCTGAGAAGGTATTTACCCGATTACTGCTCGCCCTCCCCGATGTTGTAATCCCCTTCAAAGATGAGAGTATGACAAATAGCCAGCATGACGAGCTCAACCATCGTTTATACGAGATAATGGTCCGAATAGGAGAGTTGAAGGAGTTAGCAAGGCATGCCCCAGAAGCGTATGAGCAGGCAAAGAAGAACAGGGATTCCATCAGACAAAACGCAGAATGTATCGAGGCAGTCGGGCATAGGTTAGACGAAATAACTCGGCACATCAAATCCCATGATGAAGCAGCAAGAGAGATGTTAGAGGCGTATTATTTCAATAAGAAATTAAAAAAACTGGTTGTTGCAGGAACTGCCTTTGGCGTAACCATTGTAACCTTGTTGCTTCATACATCCGAATTGTTCTCGTTTTTCAAACGACACTCATGATCCAGATTTGCGAAAATTTCGATTATAACTATCTTAGCTTGTGCTGCGAGGAACAGGATACGAGAGATTGTGGGCAGCTTTGTGAGAAATACCAAGAAGATAAAGGCACAAGGAGCTTGGCTGACCAGCATGAGTGGGCCACTCAATTCGGTTTTCGGAGAGAAGAAAATGGGTGATCTGAGCAAAAACTTCTCCAAACATGAGTTTAAGTGCCGCCATTGTGATTATGGAATGAGTGATGGGGACGTGGACCCGGTTTTGGTCTC